TTTTTTCTTTTTTTTCATTAATCATAGAATAACTAAACTTTGGTGATATTTAAATTCAATTTATATTTGTTTAAAAATTATAAACAAATATAAATAAAACTGGCAACTGTTGCGTGCCTCTCGCAATACCAATAATAATTATAATAGACTAAATAATAACTCTAGCGAGAGTTTATATATTTCTTTATCTACACTCATAGAAGAATTGAAATCATATAAAGAAGTTTTACAATCTTATTTACATGATAAAACTATAAATATTTCTATTAATTAAACTTTGCATTTTTCTATTCTTTTTTTTGCTATTTCAATATATTCCTCATTTATTTCGAAACTTATAAAATCTATTTTTAAATTTACTGCAGTAACACATTCACTTCCCGACCCACAAAAAGGTATAACAGCTATATTTTTATAATTTTTATCAGTTTTCATACTTGCTAAAAATAATTTCTCACATAATTTTATCGGCTTTTGCGTAGGATGATTAACCCTTTCCTTCTTACCTGCACCTCCAGCTAATGTAGCAATTCCTTTTATTATATCCCTCGGTAAAGCACCCTTTTCATGTGCTTTATATATCGTTGTTTTATCACCATTACTAAATCTACCCTTTGTATTAGGTCTCTCCTTACCTGCAGAACCTTTTAAAAATCCATCTGTATAAGGTTCTCTTATCAAATCTCTATTAAAATTCGGATTTTTTCCTTTATAACATACTAATATACTTTCATGACTTCTTTGCCAAAATTTTAAACTTGGTATAACTTTATTTGTATAGTGCCAAACTATCCACCTCGCATTACATTTCTTTTTTTTTATATCATCTATCGGCTCCAACATTACCCTAAGATATGCTAATATTTCAGAAAATCCATATATATATAATGTACCGTCTTCCTTTAATATTCTTAAACATTCATCTATCCATTTTTCACACCATTTTATATATTCAGACATTTTCTGTTTATCGCTATTATTCCCAAATTCCTTCCCTATATTATATGGTGGATCTGCTATAATTATATCTATAGAATTACTCATTATTTTTTTCATTCCTTTAATACAATCCTCATTATATATTCTATTAACTTCCATTATTATATCTCTTATAAACTTATTTTCAATTTTAAATAAATTTATTAATCTTAAATAAATTATCATATTAATTATCTCAATTTTTCTCTTTTTTTTCTACCATATATTCTAAATCTTTCTCGTCATTGATTTCATATAAATATGGCAAAATAGCAGATTTTTTAGTCCACCATCCTTGTCTCCCTTGATATGTAATTATTTTTCTTTCTTTTAATTCTGACGACATTAATTTTTTTTTATCAATACACCATATCTTCCATTTATCAAAATCTAAAAGACAAAATAATACATAATCATAATCATGTTCCGGTTCTAAATGTTGCCAAACACATTCATTTTTTCCTGCCCAATATCTGGCACATTTGATCTCTATCTTTTTGTTCTTAAATGTAGCATCATTCTGCGTTGATGTTCTCCGACCTAACTTTAATATTTCAGTTATAATCCTTTCAGAAATAGATCCAAATGGTTTAGAATCTAACTTTACAAGTTGCAAAACTTCGCTCGTACTGTTATTTTTTTCATAGTATTTAAATTGTGTCATTTTTTCATTCATTGATCTAAAACTTTTTGTATTCTTCCACGATAATGAAGATAATATGTTTCTTACTTTTGTTCTTATTTTCATTCTATATACTTTTATTTGATTTATACATATTTATATATATTTCTATTTCATTTTTTTCTTGTATTTCTATCTTTCTTCATTCTTATCTGTAATCTACTTAATTTAATTTTTTTATTTTTATATATTATATCTTATATCTTTATGCCAACAGAACAACTTTTATACAGTTCTACCGATATTAGCATTATCGCGCAAATTATTACTGGTATAATCGGACTTCGAGGCTTATTCGAAACATTAAAACCACAACATAAAATTTTACAAACTATTCTCGGTTTCGAAATGCTTGTACAATTTATAGAACTCATCTTTTATATATTCATTTTAAGAAGTTTATCTATAAACTATATGGCATCCGCTCGTTATTTTGATTGGATTATTACAACACCTACAATGCTGATTACTACAATAGCATACTTTAAATATGAACAAAATATTGAATTATTGAAAAATTCAAAAAATTCAGAAGAACAAAATAATACAAAAAATAAACTTAATAATATGAAGTTTATAGATTTTCTTATCGAAAATAAAGACAACATTATGACTATCGTTATTTGTAACTTTTTTATGCTATTATTTGGATATTTAGGCGAAATAGGCTTAATAGATATGTTCTCCGCAACTATATTCGGATTCATATTCTTTTTAATGGGATTTTATGTTATTTATGATAAATATGCTAAATTCTCTAAAATAGGAAATCAAATGTTCTCTATTCTATTCGTAGTATGGAGTTTGTATGGAATCGCTAATGTTTTCGATCCAATTTATAAAAATATATCTTTTAATACCTTGGATCTCATATCAAAGAACTTCTTCGGTCTTTACCTTTATTTCAAAATTTTAAGAAGTAAAAATACTGTTTATTTTAGTTATTAATTTTTATATTTTTTAAATCTATTATTCTTCCATGAAATCCAAAAGGAATTCTACATTTTAAATCTATAAGATTTATTAATGTTAAATTATTCTTATCATATATTGCTAATTTTGATTTATTCTCTTCTACCGAATATAATAAATTTATAATATAATTCTCATATATCGCACTCTCTCCACCCGACATATTATTCGGAAATTTAATCAATATTTCTTCACCGGTTTCTACATTGTGCCTTATAATACCATCAAATCTTTCATCAGAAATCTTCGAATAATATATATATTCGCATTTTTCACCTACACTTTTGTCTTCTATTATAGGCAATTCGCCATAATATTCACTCATTATTGTTTTTTTTATTTGTTTTGTTTCTGTATTTATTACAAATCTTTTCAATTTCGGTCTCTGTGTATGTAACTCTTTAATATTCAAATTTTCTATATCATAACAAAATGCATATATTATTATATATTTTCCATTTTTACGTTCCCAACAATTGGCTATATGAAAAATTATCTCATGTTCTTTTAATTTATACCATTTCAAAAAATACGTTTTTTTATCTAATATACCTATCTTTGATATATTGCTTTTATTGACATTTATTGGAAACTGCGACAGTAATACATTTTTTAAACTAAATTCTAAAGGCAAATCTAATATTATAATATTATTTTTAGTTATTCCAACATCGTGGATTATATTACTACCACTTAATTTTATATCTATAGTCTTTTCTAATATACCCATTTTATTTATAAAATTTATATAACATTGTTTCTTTAAAATATCATATCCTAATCCTACCATTTCTCCTGTTTCTGGATCTATCTTTGGATGCGCATTAAAATTATTACTTAATCTTCCTTCAAAATCATATCTTTTTATTGTAACTAATTTGTTATCCTTTATTTCTAATAAATATGGTTTGTCCATTTCATTCAAAGCCAATAATTTACCAGCATGATAAACAATATTTGTATTAGCAGTACCATCTCCTTTATTATTTATTGTGTCTGTTATGTCATTAAATGAAAACAATCTCTTTACCCATTTAGTAAATATTTCCATACTTGTTAAATTACCCAATCTTACAAACATTTCTTTATTGTTTTTTCTTTCCAGATTGTATCTATATGTTTCTATCCATCTATTATGATATTGTAATTCCTTTTCTCTAAATTCTATTACATGAATCATACCATCTCCATCAAATATATGATTATTTTCTGAAATTATATAGGGATTCCCTCCATTTCTTAAATAAAATTTACCAATTAATGCATCTGGTATCTTTTCTTCTTTTAATTTTATTGTTATATTCTTTTCTGATCTTATAGGTTTTAAATTTAATTTATTCATCTTTTTTAATTTATTAATTATATTAACAAATATATTCAATTAAAATATATTTATTAAACTTGAATTCTATATTGTTATTTTAATGCTTATTTGATACTAATACCATCTTGCATATATGTTCTAAACGTTCTACATGTTCAAATGCAGTCCATGCATCTTTTCCTATAGAAATAATACCATGTCTATCTAAACCGTCCAAAGTTTTTTATTAAACCTTTATAATTGCTTATAAATGCTTTTCAAACTCTAAGGGCTTTTGGACGCAAACCCTTTATTTTATTTTGATATTCATCATCAATCCTATCTAAAGTATTCTCTTCTTTGTTTATTTTTAATTTTATAATCATCTCAGAATTCAATAATTGTTTTCTAACTCCACTTGGCGTTACATACAAATAATTTTCATCTTTCCTTCTAAATGAAGCATTGTCATCTCTAGTAGAAATTAAATTTCTATTATATGCTGTTTTTAATACATCACAGATTGTATCTAACATTTTTAAAATACACTTATTAAAAATATTAAAATATAACGAATTTTTAAAACTATATATACTAAATAGTAAATTGTATTTTATTTAAATAAAAACATTCATCAATTATCTCTTTTTCATTTTTTGTCTTTCTAACCTGTAATAAAAATGTCATATCTTTTTTTCTATGTTTAGCAGCTAAAAATCTATGTATTCCATCATATATGTGAAATTTGTTATCTTTTTCCCAAGCATATATAACACCTGGTATTCTTTTCAATTTATTTTTTTTATAATATCTATTTATTTCTATTATTCTCATTATATCAGGTAATCTATTTTTCGCCCAATTTATAAATTTTTCATTATCTATCTCTTTTATTCTACACTTATACAAAACAATATTTATATCTTCCTCTATTATTTCGCCAATCAATTCTGTTTTATTATTCGATCTCTTACATACATTAAACAACTTCATCCTCTTTTTAAAAGATTTGCTTTTTACTTTCAATTTTTAATTTATAATGGATTTTATATTCTTTATACTAATTGTTCGTTTTTTTGACGATTATAATTCTATTTATATTTTTCAAACTGTCCCCGAAATTTTTTGGCAAAGCACATAAATTATGAAAATAACTATAATTTTTGCTTATATCTTATATTATATATTAACAGTTTCTATAATTTATTTACTCTTCATAGGATTACCTATATGGTATGGATTTTTCTGTTGGTTATGGAAAAATCTTCAAAATAATTATGTAAAATATGGATATTTAATATTTGTCTTTTTAGAAACATTTTTTACATTAATGCCAATTATATTTTATAAAATACGTTATTTAAAAAATAATCAAAAATTATGTGGTGATAATATTGCTTTAATCAATTAAAAAATTTATTTTAAATGCTCGATGATGGAATCGAACCACCGTGACACGTGTATAAGACGCGCATCTTAACCACTAGATGAACCGAGCAGTTTTTACATCAAAAAATTGCCAGATTAAATAATACTTTATAATTAAAATAATTCAATGTTATAAATCAATTTTTTTTTAATAATAAATTATTTAAAAATTTATTATTTTTTGTTATTGAGTGTTCTTTGAGCGCCTCCTAAAAACATAGTAAAAACATACAAAAAATGAATTAATCATTCAACAAGTGCTATTTTTATATTCGTATGAAATATAATATAAAAGGATCAATGCTTTTTTTGAAAATAATCAAAAATTATTGTTTTTATGGTGGATGTTCTACGTGTTCTATGATTGTTCTATGAATGTTCTACGACTTATGGTCGTGTTCTACGTGTTCTATGATTTTCATACCTTTTTCCTATATTATTATTTTTTATTATATTATCTTTATTATTATTTTTTTTTTCTAGAAAATAAGTTAAAAAAACGTAGAACACGTAGAACACGACCATAAATCGTAGAACATTCATAGAACAATCATAGAACACGTAGAACATCGACCATAAATTAAAGAAAAAAATTAAAAATTTTCCAAATTTTGATTTATCGTAAGGTGTTTCCATCCATAAGCAGTACCAGTTTGATTTAAAGTTTGATGTGAATCAATTTGGTATCTAACCTTCTTATATTCGTGATCTACATTTTTAAATTTTGTTTTGATAAAAGATTCTGTTTCTTTTTTATATTTGCTTTTTTCTCTTTCCTTTTTAATAGGTTTTCCAAGATATAATTCTATAAGTTCTTTTAATGTTAAAACTTCACCTTCTTTGTATTCTATATTTTCTTCAAGCCAATTGTAAAAGTCATTATTTTCTTGTCTATATTCATTGGTTTTGACTTTTATTTCATAGGGTTCTGGTACCGTTTTGTTATAATAATCTAATAATATATTCATGAATGTTTGTCTCCAACTAATATCTTCTCGCATTCTTGAAGGAAGTGTTCTATCAATTTTGAATTCGTTATCTTCTTTTGGTTCGTCAACAAAACGACTTGGAAAGTCAATTACACGAATACGTCTCCAAAGTGCTGTATCTTCTCCTTTAATTTCTGGTAGTTCATTACAAGCTAAAAATAATTTTGCTTCCATCACAAAAGAAACAGCTTCTTGATAAAGACCACGTGCAACTATTTCTTCTGAACCAGTCAATTCTTTTAAAAGACCAATATTGATTTTTTCACCATCTTCAGGTTCACTTAAAAATGCAAATCTTTTATTTAATAATTTAATTTTTTCAGTATTTGCTTCATTTGCATTATTACGTTTACGTGTTAAAAGAGTTACTTCAACTTTTTCACCAAATTCTCCCATACATAATTTCATAAGATTCAACAATTGACTTTTACCGTTAGCACCCGAATCACCAATAAACATTAAAAAATTTGTATTAGGAATATCTCCATTAAGACATTCGCTCATTTTTTTAAGAACATAATCTCTTACACCTTTACTAGGAAGAATTTGTTCTAAAAATGTATAAACCTCAGGGTTATGAACTTTTTCATCAAAATCGTAATTCACTGTAAGATTTATAAAATCATCTTTTTTTGTTTTTCTCCATTTATTTTCTAATAAATCATAAACTCCATTTAAAAATGGAACTAAATGTTTTTTACTATTCAAATTATAAATGAAATTTTCATCATTAAAATAAATTTTGGCACCTTTAATGATATCATCTTGAAAACCTGGTTTGTGAAATTTGTTTATAATACTCTTTATATTTTTACTTAATGACATTGTCGCTTCGTCTGTTGATTTAGAATCATAATGTGATTTGATTCTATCAAATATTTTAGACAAATCAATTATTTCTTTTTTCATTTCTATATTGTCATTATCCGATCTCCATATAGATCCTGTAAAATAATACCAATTGTTTTTTGAATATACAAAATTTTTATGAATTGTGTACAATAATTTAGAAATCATCGTAATTTTATGCCCATCTAAAACTTGGTTAACAATCGTAGTTAATTCTTTGTTTTTAAATATATTATTGTCTAATTTTATATCACACGTAAATTCAATATCACTACCATTATATATATTTATTATATTATTAATTGTACCATGATTTACTAATTGATTATAATTCATCCAAAAACTATTTAATGTTTTATATCTATTATCCACTGGAATCAAATGTTGTTTTGGAAAAATTGCACTACATTTTGTACATTTAAGACAATACCCTGTATCTCCTATTTGATGTTCTACATTACATTCAGGACATTTGCCCTTTAATAGTTTTGCAAGTGTTGTATTTCCTACATGTCCTCTAAAAATCATTGCATTTCTATCAAATGATACATCTTTAATTTCTTCGTCGAAATTTTGAGTAATATAATTTTTACATTCTACTATTGCTTGTTCTATTAGTTCTAATTCTTGTTTATTTACTCTTAAACATTTTTTTATGATTTCGTTTATCTCCTTAGGATAACTTTCTAATTTAAGTTCTCCATATTTATGATCATTGCATTCAGGGTCATGACATTTTTGTTTAGAACTTGTTGTGTCAATAACAATATATTGATTGTTTGATTTATGTTCTCTGTCTAAAAATGGACAATAACGTTCAGTTAATGCAACAATTATACAATTATGATTTTTATCTATAAAAATATCTCTGACACTGTTTGGAAAATGATGAAATTCTTTTGTAATAAATTTTTTTATAGTTGTTTTATTATCTTCTGTTAATTCTTCTGGTATATTTACAATGTTAGAATCTATACTACCAATATTTAGTTCTATATCATTTGATAATGTAACACTATTTATAACAGTTCCATCCAATGATAATATATCAAAATTATTTTTTTTATAACATATAAAACTTTCTATTTCATCAAAATCATCTGATATATTACTTTTTACTAATGGTCTGTTTTCCCTGTTTTTATTACTATATATAGTTCTAAAAAGACCTTCTCTATATACGCTAGGATCAATCATATATTTGTTATTTTCATCCCTGAATTTGTTTAAACCTGATTTCGACCAAATATCTTTTAAAATTTTTACATTTGTAAATAAATATTCCTTTTCATCTTTGTTAATTCTAAAAATTATATGAAATGATTTTTTTATCTGAGAATGTGATTCTAATATGATTGTTTTTATATTGTAATTTTCAGGAACAATCTTTAAAATTGAAGATTTACATACTTCAATTATTTCTTCGAAGTTTTCAAAAAATTTTGAATTTTCATATATTTCTATATCAAAAAATGCACAGACTGGAGAAGATGCACTTATAAATTCGTAAAAACATGGATTCGGTGTATTTTTAA